AACTTCTGAATCTTCTTTACCCAAGCCCGAGGAATCATCGTCCGATCCCCAAAAGTAATTTCATTATCGTCTTTATCGTAACTTGCAAATAGTTTTATGGACTTGTCATCTTTAGAATACAACCAACCTTCATTGACTGGTCTTGCTAACTTCATCTTATCAAACTCTTTATCAGTAGCCCAGCCAGAGTCACTGACACAATCAATCCACTCCACTCTGACTCTCGGATAAGGTATATCGGGAGCCCCATCAGTTGCAATTCTTTTTCGTCTTTTCCTAGGCATAAATTTTTATTATCACACACATTATAATTCGTCTAGTTGCCTTATTTGTGCCACAATTATAAATTCGACACCTAAATGGGCAAAAATTTTTTTGTTGCGCTATTTTTTTAAAAAAACTTGTAAGGTATCGCAAATGCTAAAATTGAGCTATAAGCATTGGTACACAACATTTATTTTTCGACACCCCCCCCCTCGCAAGGGTATCGCAAGGGTATCGCAAGTGTCGAATTTTTTAGTCCAAAAAGTGAACAAACCCATGTTACCTTAAATTTGCGACACCTTTGCGACACCCAATCGACACCTAATCGACACCCCAGGTGTCGAATTATAAAACTTCTTTTGCCTTAATCTTGCCATAATGTAGCTCCATTACTGCCATCTTTTCTTCAGCAAGACCTATTTGATGAAGCAGTTTATCAACCTCTCCAGTGATATCTGTATGCTCAGGAATTAATAATTCTTGTTGGCTAAAACATTCTATTTTGTATTTAGCGTCTTCAATCTCTGATTCATACTTCTTCTTTAGAACCATTCTAAGTTTCTCGTTCATCTTCGTCCTCCATTTCTCTCATTTCTATATAACCATCTTCGTCTTCATACATTACCCATTGAGTCTCACCATCATAGTAGTACCCATGAATTCTACTTTTACGCTCCATTAAAAAAATCCTCCGGGTTCATTTTTACATTTGCTTTTTCTTTTTCATCATGAATTAAGTCATGATACATGTCTAATCTTTTCAAAAACCTATGTTTGTATTGTCTTAATTCAGGTCCTTCTACGACAAATTCTTGATAGTATAAGTCAGGTGTGCATACCATTATTATACCTTTTTCAATTGCAGAACCATGAACATAGTCATGAGCCATGGCGTACGCTGCGATCTGCAGATAATAATCTTCGATCCATTCTTTCTTCTTCGGTCTGTTTGCTTGCTTAAAATCTACTATTGCATCTTTACCATTGTGATTACAAACCAAGTCAGTAGACCCAGCGTATAACCCAGGATAATACATTGTGACTTCCGAGCCGTAATACTCTTCAACCGGTGCAAGACCAATCTCAATAACTTTCTCGGCCATGGACTTCGCCTCTTGTCCGATCCCTGTAAGATCATCGTAACCAACGCCTGTAATATAACATTCGAGGAACTTGTGCATGGATGTTCCCCGCCTACTACTAAGATTTTTAATTCGTTCTGCTTCTGCTTCACCTTTTTTTGCTATCCAATCTTTTAGAAATTGTTGATCTTTGGTACGCCCTAATATAGTAGTTACCGACGGAAGTCTATACCCTGCAACATCATAGATCCGTGATCCATGGTCCGTGCTCTGTATACCATTGATATATTTGTATTTTTCAGACTTCTTGATAGCCCTACCAATATTATGATATTCTTGTATGTCCTCTTCACTCATCATTCTAAATCATCAAACCTTCTTTTAGATCGGTGAATATCTTTATAGACCTTTCTTAATATCATAAAGGCTATCGCACCTCCGATCGACAAAGCTATAATACCTACAAATAACATACCTAACGCTTGGCCCGGTGTCATAGTTTTCTTTTTAACTCCTCTAAATATTTAAAGTTCTCTTCGTTTCTAATCAACGTCTCATGTTGTTTACGTTGTTGCTCTTTAATAATATTAGCTTGTTTATTCCATGCCCAAGTATTTATTTTACCAGACCAACCCATTACCCATAAATAAAATTTTAACATCATTCTAAACTCATTGCCTCTTTGTATTGTTGTAAGTTTACTACTTTACCATTCATGATTTTACTACTACCAGCATAATGTTCAAGTATTTGGTTGATCTTTGGTAACTTCGTGTGTGACCAAGGCCAGATTAAAAGACAAACATAGTAAGCATCTCTAAACGTACATCGCCATTTGTATTGTTTTAAATAGG